ATGAACCAAATTATTTTACAATTTAAAAAATATCTAGATTTTATTACAGTAATAAAATAAAATCTAATATATATTATATAATGTCTTCAATATCCTCGGATTTTATGATTAACATAGTAAATAAATTAATGACTGATAAACAATTATCTATGACAAGTGCTAATCTCTACTTAAAATACTTAATAATGTTGAATGATAAATTACCATTTAAAAATTTAAACTTCTTGAAAGAAACAGATAGTGTATTAGAAAAGATAAATAAATACAGCACGAATACTCAAAAGACTATTTTATCATCTATTGTATCTGTATTATCATTATTTAAAGATAAATCAAGTTTGAAATCAACATATAAATTTTATTTTGATAAAATGATGGAAATAGCTAATGATATGAAGAGTAATGAAACAACTGAGAAATCTATAAAACAGTCAGATAACTGGCTTGATTGGAATATAATATTAAATATTAAAGATAGATTACTTCAAGAATGTGATCTATTTAAAATAGATTCTAAATTAATATCTGTATCACATTATAATAAAATACTAGATTGTTTAATAGTTTCGTTATATACTGAAATACCACCTCGTAGAAATCTTGATTATTTAGATATGTTTGTTATAAATGATTATAAAGATACAACAGATGGTAATAAAAATTACTATGATGTGGTTAATCAGAGATTTATATTTAATAATTACAAAACGAAATCAAAATATGGTCAGCAAATTATAGATATAAAAGGAATTGATAAATTACAAGTTATATTATCAAGATATTTAAAAGTACATCCTTTGAATCCAGCAAGAAATAAACCAAATTTTATAAAAGATATGCCAAAGAATACAGAATTTAAATTCTTAGTTAATAGTGATGGGTCTGGTTTAACATCTGGTAATAGTATTACTAGAATATTAAACAGAATATTTAATAAAAAATTAGGTTCTTCAATGCTTCGTCATATATATTTAAGTAATAAATACAATATAGATGAGATGGAGAAGGATGCAACGGCTATGGGTCATAGTTTAACTCAACAGCGTGAATATTTAAAGTCAGAATAATGTAAATAATTAACTTAATTACTTGTAAAGATGTATATCTATATATTTACTAGTAATAAAAATATTTTTATTCCTTGGAATAATATCATTAATATAATTACAGTAAATAACTAATGATATTTTCCAATAATTCATATATAATACACAGTATAAATTAAAATCTAATTATTTATAATGGAAAATATAAATAAAAAACAGATAAATGAAATAAAAAAATATGCTCTAGGTGATGATGATATGAATAAACTATTAGGTGATAATTTATTCATTTTCGTGTACCCCTATTTGGATGACATTCAACATATTGACGACGTCTTTGATAATGAAGGTAGAAGTTTGATGTTATACTTAGTGAATAATGTAAGTAGTGGTCATTGGGTTTGTATGATGAAGAAAGATAATTCAATTTATTACTTTGATCCTTATGGAAATCCTCCAGATAATATACTTGATACACTAACACAACAGAAAAAAGATGAACTAGACCAAGAAACACCAAAATTAACTAATTTTTTAAGAAATAGTGGTTATACAGTAGATTATAATATTTATCCATACCAAAAAGTAGGAGATAACATTAATACTTGTGGAAGACATTGTGCTCTTCGTTTGATACATAAAGATTTAAATGATATTCAGTATTATAATATGATTAAGAAATATACAAAAAAATACAATTTAAACATTGATGAAATAGTTTCTTTATTAACATATAATATATTAGGAAAATAAAAAATCTAAGTATAATTATATAAATGTATAAAACTATAGTATCTACAGTAGGAAACCTAGACGATGATGGAGACCCTAACATTTTATATTATAATGCTGACATTATAAATAACACATCATTAGATCCAGTAGGAACATCAGACACAAATATTATAAGATTTACTGAAACTCGTAGTGTTCCACTTTTAAATAACATTTCTAATTTTGAATTTAGTATTATTCGTTTTACAATGAACGGACCCTCTCTTAATTTACCACTCTATATACCAACCATTGAACTAGGACAGAATGATATAAATAAAACAACATTAATCGTTAATTTACAATTATCTAAAAGTTTCGTTGATAATGGTGGAACACCTCGTCAGTTTGTTGGATTTGCTAGAAAAAATATTGTTTATAAATCAGAAACATTAGCATACATATTAAATAATTTTCCATTACCTAATCCACCTACTACACAACAAGATATGAGAGGCACATATTACTGGATTTATACTTATGGACACTTTTGTGAATTAGTAAATGAAACATTTGATGACGTCATACAAGATTTACAAACACAATATACAGCATATCAAGCTACATTTCCAGCTCCTTCTACTAATCCTTTATTAATATCACAAGCACCGAGACTATTTTTTACACAATCAACAAATTTATTTTCTATATACTATGATGCAAGAGGGTATGGAACTAGCACAAAAACAAATACATCATTTGGAACACTTACTGAAGAAATATTTACTTTATCGTTTAATAATAATTTATTTAATCTTTTATCTAATTTTGAATTTGATTTTATAGGTGTTCAACCATCATCTGAAACATATGTATTAAAAACTGTTAATAAAAATTATACTAATTGGATAACACCAGTAGCAGTTCCAGCTGGAATTCTTCCAGCACCAGCAGTCGATGGATATTGGGTAATGACTCAAAACTTTGTAAGCACATCAAATTTATGGTCTCCTATTAGTTCAATAGTATTTACAAGCACATTAATTCCTATCTATCCAGAACAAGTAGGTGAGCCATCTTATTTTGGTGATTCTAATGATTTAGGTTTTTCTACTTCTTCAAGTGCTTTCTCACCTATAATAACAGATATTTCATTACCATTACAAAATGCACACGATTATCGTCAGTTTATTGAATATGCACCAAGTTCAGAGTATCGTATGAGTTCATTAGGAAGAAGCAAACAATCATTAAGTAATATTGATATTCAAGTCTTCTTTAAAAATAGATTAGATAATTCGTTATATCCTATTAGGATGACTAATTATTCAACTGTATCTCTAAAAATAATGTTTAGAAAATTTAATAAAATATAATCATATAAAAATTTTATTTTATAATACAATTTATATATAATAATGTCCACAGATATTGAAAAAATCGCTGTTTTTGATGATAGAATCGTTCAATCCTCACCAAAATATGCTGTAGAAAAAGGTGCTTTATCTCTTACAAATTCACCATTCGGTTCTATTGCTGCTAACGAAAGTCAACACACCTACCAAATTCAAGTTCCTAGTGAGGGCGTCTTCGTTGATAGAGCCATTGATTGGACTAGCACTTGTTTTCTAGCGTTTAAAGTTGATGTTGCTGGAACTTTTAATGCTAATGACCCAGTTGTTAGATTCGGACAAGACTGTGCCCTAGCTAGTTTTCCACTTCATTCATTAACACAAACCCTTACCGCTACAATTAATGATACAACTACTACTATGAATACTAACGATGTTTTAAGAGAGGTAATGCGTTTAACTGATTTAAAGAAAAATAGAGAGCAAAGAACATGCCCCACTTATTTAGATACTTATCAAAATTATAATAATGGTTATCAAACTGGAAACACTCCTTTAAATAGCTATGCTAATGCCTATAGTGCTGATAATGTGCCTAATGGTGCTTTTCCTTTAGTTAATTTTACTGACCCAAGTGGAAATCTATTATCTACTATTGGTGGCGGCACTGGAACTTATGCTTCTGGTGGTATGAATGTAAATTTTGTTGGTGGTATCCCAGTAGGCACTGTAAATGGTGGTTCTGTGACTGTAGCAAATATCCCTATTTTTATAAATTTTACATCAACTGAAAAAGTTATTTTAAGTCCTTTTATTTTCTCTGATATTCACGAAAATGAAACTGGTTTATTCGGATGTCAAAACATCCAATTTGTTTTTAATATGAATGCGCCAAGCTTTACTGGATTAAATGGTCGTGTTTTAAGAACAACTACTCAAGGCGGAAGAACATTAAAAGATTTAGGTTATACACAAGGAGTGTCTGGTGGTTCTCCTTTCAAAGGTTCTGTTATTAACGTTCAGTTTTTAACTCCAAGTTTAGATTTGTCGCTACCACCTAAGTCAATTATACCATATATGGAGTTTCCTAGATATGTGACTAAACAATCATCTGATTCAGCACCAGTTGGTTCAAAGGTTTCATTATCTTCTCAAACTATAACATTACCACAAATTCCAGATATGTTAATTATATATGTAAAACCTACAACCTATGCTGCTACCGATGCTGACTGGTATTATCCAATCAATAGTGTAAATATCCAGTTTGATAACTACTCTGGTATCCTTGCAAGTCATACAAGAGAGGAACTTTATACGATGAGCTACAACAATGGTCTCCACATGGATTATGCACAATGGTTAGGAACTGGTAAAAATGCTGATGGACTTAATACACAATTAACTGGTGGTTTCCTCGTTTTAAAACCATCTAAAGATATTCCTCTTAGAACTGGTCAAGCTCCATCGTTGGTCGGCAACTTCACTTTACAAATTGGTTTAGAAATTATAAATAATTCTAGCGCACCATCAACTGAATATAACGTTTGGGTTATTACTTGCAATTCTGGTTTCTTTGAAACTGTTCGTGGTTCGTCTAGAATTATAAAAGGTGTTTTATCTGAAAGTGATATTATTAATGCAACATTAGGAGAGTTAAATGTTCGTTCTGATATAAATAGATATGTTGGTGGTGGTTCTTTCAAGAGTATGTTGGGTAATGTTATGTCAAAAGTTCAAAGAGCCTTACCTATTGTAAAGATGGTAACCCCTTTTATTAAACCTATGTTACCACAACAAGTTCAAAATGCAATGTCTACAGTTGGTTTAGGTGCAACTGGTGCTGCTATTACTGGTGCTGCTGAAACTGGGGCTGGTATGAGAAGAAAAAGTTTAAGCGCTAGATTAATGTAAAAAAAATATTCTAAAAAAAATATATATAATTATTTTATAACTATAATTATATATATATGTCAGTATCATCTTTTGGAACTAATATTCTTGATGCTAAAGTTAAATCATTATCAGCACAAAACGATTTACTATTATCCACTATGGATGCTAGTGGTTTTGGACGCGAATACACTCATCACATTAATGGTCCTAATGTGGCTAACCCTAATAACTATGTTTTTAAACTTTATGAAAAAGTTACAGCTGGACAATCAAGTAGAGACCTTATAACTGTGACAACTAGTGGGGGTCCTCCTTTTACTAATGCTTTTTTGAACTTAAAATCTGATGTAATAACAATAGATGGTGACGTTTATTTTAAGAATAGTCCATCATTTGGTCGAGCAAAAATAGATATATCTGGCACTGCAATAATAGTGCCTAGACAAGATGTAAAAGCTGCTTCTATTATAGTAGTGACACCAATATCTCAGTTAGGTATTGGATGTTGGGTTGAGGCTGGTATGAATGGAGCCACACCAGCAGATAATTTTTTTACTATAAAGGTTGGAACTGCTTTAACAGCTGATGCATTTGTTAATTATGCAATCCTTACATATTAACCTTATAAAAATATTTATATATAATTTTTAATCTAATATTATATATATATATGTCAGTAAGTGCTTTACTAAATGGAATTCTTGATATTAATGTTAAAAAAATAACTACTAATGAAGTATCATCAAACGGTGGTGATATACTAATTGATGCTTACCATGGTAAGCTCCAAATTAATGGAACAACTGGTGCTATACTAATTGATGGAACAACTACATTTGTTGGTAATAATCATATAGGTCAAGCTACAATACCAAGTGGTGATTCAGAAATAGTTGTTCCGTTTGATGGTATGAATAATGATGCAGTTATTTTAATTACACCAATGGGTGATATAGTTAATTTTTGGGTTGAACCAACTACTGACCAGTTTACTATACACACTGCTACAACACTAACTACTGATGTAAAATTTTCTTATTTTATTCTTAAGTTTGATTAAATGTATTAAATATATAATTATAATTTTATAACTATTATTATATATATGTCAGTAAGTGCTTTATTAAATGGATTTCTTGGTATTAACATTCAGAAAATTCAAACAAGACTAATAGAATCATTAGATTATATAAATATAACATCAGTAGCTGATACATATTTAGAATCATCACGAATCACATTAAAAGGTAATGTAATAACTGAAGGTAATTCATATTGTGGGCGGTCAAATACTGGTGCCGCTGGTAGTATCAAAATTACTCTTAAACCAATTACACCAAACGCTATTATTATGCTTACTGCTATTAATGGTGGTCCAGATGATAATTTATCTTATACATCAGTTGATGGTTCTTTTACTGTTATTGGTCCTAATAATCAACAATTTTCATATTGTATTTTACAATTTTAATATATAAATATTTTTAAATAAAAAATGTTTAGAAAAATTTTTTTCTATATTATAATATATAATGGATTCAAATACTTCAAATAACAAAATGAAAATAAAGAAAATTCTTAAAAACGGTGTTGAAAAAATTTATGAATATGACCAAAAAGAATATAATAAAAAATACTATTCTAAAAATAAAGAAACATTAAATAAATCAATTGAATGTGTTCTATGTAAAGGCACTTACTGTATAATGTCAAAATCTAAACATATGCAATCACCACGTCATTGTAAATTTATTGAAAAAGAAGAAGAAGACGAAAAGAAAGAAGAACAAAAAGAAGAAGAGACAGAAGAAGAAAAGGAAACAAACCAAGAAGAATATGAAAAAAATATAGAATACATACTAGCAAATAAAAAAACATATATTTAATTTTAATTATAGTATAATATAATATAATTAAAATGTCAAGACCTTTAAACATTGATCTATACAATCAGATTAAAGATGCTGTGTATCAACAGTATCCGAAACACTCAGCCTATCGTTCAATGATGATAGTCAAAAAATATAAAGATGCTGGTGGTACATATGAAGAAAATAAAGAATTGAGTAAAATGAATACTAAAAAGTGGATAAAACAACAATGGACTGACGCTAATGAGTATTATAGAACTAATAAAATAGTCCCTTGTGGTTCTCAAGACACACAAAAATTATATAATGAATATCCTTTATGTCGTCCTTTATCTATTCTACAAAGATTATCAAAAACACAATTAAAAGAATTGATAGATGAAAAAAATAAATTAGGAAAAAAACCACTAATAACATCAAGAGTACTAAATACTGATGTTTTTAATATAAAACCTACTGTAAGCGGTGGTGCTGTTAATATTGATTTTATTAATCAATTAAATAAAATAGGGTTAAATCCTAATACATATTTAGAGACAGCAAGAAAAAGAGCAGCAGCAAATGGTTATAATAGAAATAATTTATTTATTAGTGATAAAAAACCGCATAAATTAATGATTATAGACGATGATAATAAAAAAAGGTACTTTGGAAGGGTTGGGTACAATGACTATATTATATATAATCATTTAGAGGATAATAATGAGGTTGCTGTGGGGTATGCTGACAAAATAAGAAATAGGTACATTAAATCACATTCAAAAATAGCTGGAAAATGGGCAGAAGATAAATTTAGTCCTAATATGCTGAGCTTATTGATTAATTGGTAATTTTAACGATTGAATAAGGTACCGCTGTCTAATGGGAGGATTTCCCTTTTTTTTTCATAAAAATTTTATAAAATAAAAAAAAATATTATTCTATAAAATATAATTTCAAAAATATAAAAAAAACATAAAAAAATGTTGGAAATCCTCCCATTAGATAACGGCGGCTTTAATTATTTGAAAAAACATATATTTTTATATAAAGGGTTAATATATAAAAATATTTAAAAAAAACATATTAAAAAATACATATAATAATATATAAAAAAATGTTTAGTTTTTTTAAGTACTAGATTTAAAAGAAAAAATATATTTCTAATTTATATTATATAAAGATGTTTATTATAATAATTAATGAACTTAAAAAAGAAGCCGAAGAACTAGAAAAAAAATATTTAGAAAGAAAAAAAGAAACCGAAGAAGAAACGAACAAAAACGAAAATTTAATAAAAGAACTAAAAAAAATAAATAAAAGAATAATTAAAGAAGAAACGAAAAAAAAAAATAAATTAATAAAAGAACTAAATAAATTAAATAAAAAAATAATTTTAATAAAAGCACTAGAAACAAAACAAAAAGAACAAAGAAAAAATAAATTAATGAAAGCCTTTAATTTGTTTAAAAATAATATAATATAAAAAAGATCTAGTTTTTTTAAATAAATATATAAAAAAAAATATATAAAAATATTTAGTTTTTTTAAATTAATGCGTTTAAATAAATAAATTATTTTCTAAATTATATTATATATAATGGTTTTAAATGTTGAACTAATAAAAGACCTTTTAGAAGGTGAAGGACTTGACGAACTCAAAGAAGAAGCCGCCAAACTAAGAGAAAAAACGGACCGAAGAAAGGCAACAATTAAAGAAGAACAAGAATATTTAAGGGAAGAATTAAAAATATATTCTTCTATTATAGAAAAAATAAATTTAGTACAAGAAGAAAAGAAAAAAAAAGAAGAAAAGAAAGAAGAAAATAAGCCTTTAACAAGAGAACAAGAAAAAGAAATAAATATAAATGACTTATTAAAAGTAAATAATATTTTTAGTTATTCTAGATTCTGGCAAACGAGAGAAGACGACCGCGACAAATTCAAAATTATAAAAATAACGGAAAAGTTTGTAATGGCTAAAAAATTAAAAAAAGTTAAAAGGGAACACCTCGGAGGCTCTGGCGGTTATGCTTATTATAAATGTATTTTAATAGAAGACGACCAAAACAAAAATATTTTAAAAATTGCTAAATCGTCCCTAGGTCCTTATTATTTCTTTAAAGATGGTTTAAGGTATGAATTAAATAAAGAGTTTAAATATACGGAAGATAATGGAAGATAAAAAAAAATATTATTAATAATATTATTAAATTAATATTATTAAATATATAAATATATTTAATAAAAATATATAAAAAAAACCTTTAGAAATATTTTAAATTAATGCGTTTAAGAAAATAAAATAATTTCTAATCTATATTATATAATGGCGCTTAAAAATTATTTCTACGACGTTTTACCCTTTGATCTTCAAGAACACATTTTAAACATAAACAAAAAAGAAACCCTTCAAACTTGTTTTAATGCTTTATATAATAATAGATGGGATAATAAAAATAAAGGATATAAAAAATATATGTTTGATTGTTTAGATTGTACCACAAAAGAAATAATTATAATAGAAAAAATGACACGATTTAGAAAGTTTAAAGAAGGTTTAAAAATAATTAAAGAAGAAAAAAAAGAACAAATTAAAAAAATATTAGATAGAAAAAAAGAACTTAAAAAATACATTAAAGAAAGAGATGAAATATTATTTAATGAAGGCGAGGCGGCACTATATAAAAATAAAAATTATGAAGATGTGGAAGAAGAACACGAAGGGAGAAAATACGAACTAAGAAATATTTATTATAAAATAGAATTAGAAGGAAGACACGAAAAAAGCAAAATCTGGGATTTAAGGCGTGATTATATAGATAATTATTATTTAATATTTGATTATGATGATGAAATATATAATAGAAATTATAAAAAAGAAATGATTAAAAAATATAGGTACTAAAAATATTATAATAATATTATAAAATTAATATTATTAAAATATATAAAAATAAATAAAAAAACCTTTAGAAATATTTTAAATTAATGCGTTTAAGAAAATAAAATAATTTCTAATCTATATTATATAATGGCGCTTAATGTTAAAAATTACTTTTACGACGTTTTACCCTTTGACCTTCAAGATCTCATTTTAAATATAAAAAATGAAGAAGAAAGAAAAGACAAAGAAAGAAAAGAAGAAGAAGAAAGAAAAGAAAAAGAAAACTTTTTAGAATGTATAAAAGGTTTAACGGTTGAAGTTTTTGAAGGTCATATAATAAATAAATATGATAAAAAAAATCCTTATAAAAAATTTTCTAAAATTCATATTAAAAAAAATGGAATATATGAAATAAATATAATTCTTTATTTTAAAAGTTCAATTCATAGAAAAATAAAATTTAGTTCTTATTTTCATTTTAAAAAAGGAGAGGGGGGATATTTAAAAATGGTTGATTTTTGGGCGGTTTTTAGACCAAGAAGAAACAACGAAGAAGACGAAGACGAAGAAGAAACAGACAACGAAAACGAAAGCGAAAGCGAAGACGAAAACGAAAACTAAAACTAAAAATATAGGTACTAAAAATATTATAATAATATTATAAAATTAATATTATTAAAATATATAAAAAAAATAAATAAAAAAACCTTTAGAAATATTTTAAATTAATACGTTTAAGAAAATAAAATAATTTCTAAGTTATATTATATAATGGCGCTTAAAAATTATTTCTACGACGTTTTACCCTTAGACCTTCAAGAATATATTTTAAATATAAAAAATGAAGAAGAACGAAAAGACGAAGAAGAACGAAAGAAAAAAATTCTTTCTAATTGTTTTAATTCTTTATTTAATAATAGAATAGATGAACAAGAAAAAAGGGCATATATAGCACTTAGAGAAAGAAATATAAATAATAATGATAATAATAGAAACTACAACGGAACAAATATAAATTCTGAAGAGTGGGGAAGGGTCCGAAGGTGGCGCGGTTTAAAATTTTCATATATGGAGATGAAAATGAAACGGTTTAAAAAATATAAAAATAGATTAGAAGAAATAGAAAAAATTTATAAAGATAAACAAAATAAAAAATTTATATCTTATTATGAATATATAAAAATAGTTAATGAAGAGATAAACGAAAAAAAAAATTTAATAGAAGATTATATATATAATTTTTATATAATTATAGATTATGACGATGAAGCCTTAAATTTTAATGAATTTAATAATTTTATTAATGAATTAAAAATAGATAATATTTATTATTAAAAAAATATATTATTAATAATATTATTAAATTAATATTATTAAATATATAAAAATATATAAAAAAACCTTTAGAAATATTTTAAATTAATGCGTTTAAGAAAATAAAATAATTTCTAAGTTATATTATATAATGGCGCGTTATACTTATTTTATAGATGAATTAATAAATAGAAGAACCGACGAACAACTAAATGAAGAAATAAAAGAAATTATATTTAATATTAATAAAGTAGATTATAAATTAATGGTAAATAATTGGTGGGGGTTAAATGTTAAATTTTGGAAAGATAAAAACAAATTTTTAAATCTCACATTAAAAAAATATAATTTAAGATCTAAATTAATATTTTTAGATAAATTTAAACAACTTGAAAATTATAAAAAAGTTCTTTTAATGTTTTTAGAAAATGAAAATTATTATTATTTAAAATATACTTTTTTTCGGACGATGCGAAAAATGCCGCGTTATATTCAGAATAAAGAAATATATTTAAATAGAATATTAAAACGGTTTAAAAGCTTTGATATTATAAATATTTTTATAACCTATTACACACATAAAAATTTAATTAGAGATAACGCCTATTTATTATCTGAATATATGGAAGATGAACCACTTTTAAAACATAGAGATTAAAATTAAAATTATATTATTAATAATATTATAAAATAGTATTATTAAATATATAAAGAGATGAACCCTTTTTTTTCTTGTACTGTAAAAATATATAGTTTTTCAAGTTTTTTAATGAATAAGCCGCCGCCATCCAATGGGAGGATTTCATTATTTTTTTTATGTTTTTTTTTTATTTTTGAAAATATATTTTATAGAATTTATTTTTTTTTTATTTTTATAAAATTTTTATCAAAAAAAAAGGGAAATCCTCCCATTAGATAGCGGCGCCTTATTCATTAAAAAACTCTAAAAACTATATATTTTTACAATTAAGAAAACTATAAAAATATATTAAACAAAAACATTTAAAAATAATTTCTATTATATATTAATATATGGGTTTAAAAACAATAGATTTAAATTTTGGGGAAAAATCGGAACTAGAAACAATTTCAAAATTAAGCGACTATTTCAAGACTGATTTTTTTAAAAATTCTAATAAATACAGCATCATTGATTTTTTTAATGAAGATAAAAATATTTATATAGAATTAAAAAGTAGAAGAATAAATCATAATACATACAGTACAGCGTTAATTGGTTTAAATAAAATTAAGTACTTTAAAACGCTTAAAAATTGCGAGTGTTTCATATGTTATAAATATAATGACGGTCTTTTTTTGTTGAAATATTCGGATGAGTTATTTAAAACTTTTGATATTAAAAAAAACTTTAAAAATAATTTTAGGCAAGATGTCGGAAAAGATGAGTTTTCGGATGTTGTGCTTGTACCTTACAGCAGCTTAAAAAAAATACTATAAATATTTAAAAAAAACCTTTAGAAATAATATTTAAAAAAAACTTTATAAATATTTTTTTCTAATATAATTATATATATAAAAAATGTCTAAGAATATTTACAATCTATATAATGCGTTCAATTTTTCTCTTTCGTCTTGTGATATTGAAATAACATTTGAAGATAACAAAATAAAAAAACACTTAAATTTTTACGGCTTTACGAATTGGAAAGAAAATCCAAAATTAAACGAAAAAGCATCTTGTCAGTTGTTGGTATGTGGTAAAAAATCAAATATCACAGCAATAGATATTGATGACTTAACTAATGAAAAATGTATTGAATTAATGGAGCTATGCGATAAACATTGCAATTTTATACAAAGAACGAGGAAAGGATATCATTATATTTTTGAATATACTGACAAACTAAAAACAACAGTAGGAAAAAAAGCACCTATTGATATTAGAAATGATGATTCTATTTTAATAGTTGAGCCTACACAGTATGAATATAACGGCGAAATATACAAATATGAAATAATTAA